TTTTAATAGTAGTGCCGGCCTTGGATAGGCCAAACAGTTTTTCTAACATATTTGTTATCTCCTCTTATATAATTGGATACAGTATTTTAGCAAATCTGTGTGATTATTGCAATGGAATGATTAGAATTATGTGGATAACCAAACCACCACAAACAAAACTGCCAGTGCTAGTCCTTGGAACAGCACTCTTGCCTGCATGAGTTGATTTGAATACTTTTTATTATACTGATTATTGACTGCCATTAATATTACACCTGCAATTACCATTAGGGCAGCCAAGATCATGAAAATTAACATGATGTAATCTCCTGTTGTGGTAGGCATTAAAAGTGATAATATGGTGTGAAACGTGATGCTTGTACAACTTTATGATTAAGTTTATAAGCATGTAAACTGTGAATTTGTTGGTGTGGAAATACGTGTTTTTTACGCCGTAGAGCACGAAGATAGAGTTGTGACGCTCTAAACATCGTGGCCCATTGTGTTACGTCGTAATTGATCATCCTAGTATATACCTTTCCTCGTCAATTCTTGCTGTCTTGCTTCTAGATCATAGCGATCCACTGACTGAGATAGGTATGACTCAATCCATTCTTGTTTGGATTGCGGTCTGATTGCGTTTAGTAAGTTCTTTAGATATTGCATTATTTTTTTGTTTTTCCTCTTGTTGTTTTTCCTTGCATTTTAGGAAAAGGTGATTGATTCAAATTGTGCAAGTATTTTGATAGGGTGCTCATTTATATCTCCTGCTGTTGTTTCGTGCTTTACTGTTGCCGGCCATTACAATTCTCAAAAGATTTAAATTTGAATACTTGTAACTATCCGTGTTGGTGCTGTCTTTTAATATGTTGACTTTGATTCTACTCATCTTTTTTTTCCTTTTTGTATGGATCAGGACCTTTTCCAAGCATCCAGTTCCAGCGTCGTTCGTCTTCTTCAGGTGTTGGCGTGATCTTAATCATCATTATGATTGCACCAATTACTAGCATTAGTGCAGTCACAATAAAAAACCAAATTTGCGGTTCACGCATTATATCGCGTTGTCTCTGTTGAGTGTATTAGGAAATTTTCTTTCCCTTTGCCAAGTATGGTACGCCCACTGCCATTCAGTGCCATATTCGTATCTGCAAAACTTGATAATGTTTTCATCGTCAATGCCAAAAATATGATTGACAAAACGAGTAAACTGACCAAGACTTCTTGCAGTGTTTTCAAATGCTCTTTCCATTCTTCCTTCTTTCTTTCCATTAGTAAACGTATTTGAATGCCTCTTTCACGTTTTTCTTGTTGCCAAGTGTGTTGAGTTTCTGTAGTTTTATTAATAATTTTAAAATCTTTTTCATTTTATTTTTTCCGTCTTCCATATTAATTTATGACACAAAATTCATAAAATACAGTGTTAATTTGCAACAGGTGTTGTGCAGAAAAGCTACAGTTTGATTTGCATGACAGATATTTGCCTCATGCATGGCTCTGGGGGTAGGACTCGAACCTACACACTTAAATAAATTGCAGTATACCTAAGTACCAAATAAACAGTTTGGCGTGTCTACCATTCCACCACCCCAGATTAATTTTTATTGTTTGTCCAAAGCACTGATCATTCTGGTCATGCCAATGCCTCCGCCTACTCGTTGAAAGAAGTCAAACTCTAAAAACTTTTCAAGTTCTGCTTCTACCCTTTCTTTGCCAAACAGTTCAAACAGAAGTTTTGAGTATGCTCCATCTGTGATGGAGTGAAATGTATCACGCATCATGTCAACATTGCATGAACGTTCTGCTGACCCGATGGTTTCCATGCCGCCTAGAATGACATCCATTTTTTTGGCAGTTGTGCCATCATCGTTTCTGGCCATGTTCCAAAATGGTGAAGTCATTTCAGGAAAGTTTGTGATAATGGTTTGACCAAATTCTTTTTGCATGGCTGTTTCATGTTCTGCTGTCATTTCTACATCCGCACCAATGCCAAAATGTTGTTGCCAATCCGCATATGTTTTTTCTGTGAGTTCTCCAAATCCAAGATATTCTACAAGTTCATACTCCATGGCTTTGAGGTCATCAACACTGCCTGGCATTTCAAATTCAAACATTGGAAATATTATGTCATGTCTACCTGGGATAGCATTGGGCTCTTGTCTGTATGAAGTGGAGACACAAAAAAACCCCTTACTAGAGGGGCTACTTAATAATTCGTGTTCCAGCCACATTTGGCCTGTTTGTGGCAGGGGCCAAACATTGCCTGCATAGTTGTAGGTTGCTACATTGAACGGGTCTTCACAAGCGGCAAGTATTGATAGTCTGTTTTGGGTGTGGACTTCTAAGAATCCTTTGTCCAAAAAAAATGACCTTAAAAGGCCAACAGTCTTTGTAAATTTGTGGGGGTCGATGAGTTGCGTCATTTTTTTTCCTTTCGAACTCGAGCCAAAAAAAAATTTTGGTCAAAAAAAATTGCTTATTGACTCGGAATATTTATATTATAGGTTAAAGATTGGCATCTTCCATGCCAGCAACTCTAAGTTTTACTATGTTGGTGATGTGCCACTGCTTTTGATCCAGTGCTTTGATCACACCCAGCCATTTGTTGCGTAGTAGTGCCCATTCGTTCACAATGGCTTCATAGTCACACACTTCATCTTCACCTTCTGCATATTTTTCAGCATCACGTGAAGTCAGTGCTCTTTGATAGTTCTCTAAATATTTTTTGTAGTGCTTGGTTTTTAGTTTACGCAGTTGTATTTCCAAGTGTTTGAGAATGCCTTCAACTTCCTGCAGTTGACGAAAGCGAGATTCCACAACACCTGGCATGGCTGATGATTGTTTTTCTAAGTTGCCATGCAGTTTTACTTCAGCAGATGCTTGATTTAGTTCCGCTTCATAGTATGCAATAGCATCAGGTATTTTGGAAATGTCTTGCGTAACTCTGGAAAACCAGTTCATGCATCCTCATAGTCTTCTTCGTCTTGTTCAATGTCGAGATTGTAACGAATGGCTTCATCTAATTCGTCATCATGGCCGATTAATTCTTTGAGTTCTTCATCTTCAACACCATTGTTCATGGCAATGTCCACAAACTTTTCTGCCACAACAGATTTGTCTTTGGCAGAAACATAGGCTTTCATCAATCCCCAAACATCAATCAGCATTTGTGTCTCCATCTTCTTCATCAACAGCAAGTGTTGCTGTATCGTCTCCTTCATTAAACTGATTACTTACCTCCTGCATGACAATTTTAAGGTTGTCTGCACCCCAGTTTTTTCTGTAATCAAGTATTTCTTTGCCTTCTTGTGTGATGTATTTCAATCTGTTGCCTGACTGTGTGATGATGCCTTTCTTTTCAAAAAGGTCAAGCAGTCCTGAATACGGATTCATTCCTGTTTCATAAGGAATTTTCAATTGCACACCTTCGAATGGTTTGGAAAAACGTGTCTTCATCACTTTGCATGCAGAACGAATACCTCTCACATCAGTTACTTTGTTACCTGCTTCATCTTCTTTTAATTTTAATTTCTTCATTGCTACCACAATACTTGATGCATAAATGAAACCTTGTCCGCCTGATATTTTATCATCTGGATCAAACATGTCTTGTGATGCATATGTGTGATTGGTTGCTACCATGCCCACATTGTAAGAGCCAAACATGTTAACACAGTTTCTCACAAGTGCTGTCAATGCCTTGGGTTTTCGACCTAAGTCACCCTTCATGTCACCTTTTTCAAATTGATCAACATCTGTGGGAGTCAACATCATTCCCAATGAATCTAGTACAAACAGCACTTTGGGTCTTTCTTCTTGATCTTTGTCTCCGTAGTCTACTTTGTATTCTTTCATAAAGTTTGATATGGTCTTTGCCACATCATCAATCATTGACATGCCTAATCTCAGCAATTTGTCTTCTGATGTATCAACACCTATGGCCTGTAGCCACGCTTCATCCAGTGCATTTTCAGAATCAATTAGTATGACAAATATATTATTTTTCTGTGCTTCTCTAATGATGTTGCCTGAGCAAATGTATGATTTACCTGATCCTGATTCACCAGCAAACACAGTTACTTTGCCTAGTGGAATACCTTTGTAAAAATCGCCCGAAATCAAATAGTTTAGAGCGTGATTGCCTGTGGAGATCCAATCAGTAGGATCGTTAAAGCCAATGCCCAAGCCATCAATGGACTTGGTTATGGACTTTCTAAATTTTGTTACATCAAACGGTTTGACCATGTTGTTTTATCCTTTTGCTTATTATATGAAACTTTTGACATTGTGTCAACGGGGGCATTTCTACCCCCTGTTGGATTACTT